ATAGGTCTCACAGATGTATTGTCTATGACGGTATCCATGATAAACTGCGGCTCGTTGTCCATGGCCAGAGTTCTCTGAATCTCGGAATCTCCTTCCTTCATCCATGCCTGGCTCAGGTTCGGAACCTCTTTGTAGTTGTCGCCGTAGTGCCAGCTGTCCAACGTCCCCGTTGCGTTCGACCTGAACTTGCCGCTGATGCGGTTTGGTTTCATTCGGTACTCTGCCCATGCTTCCTGATAGCCGAAAGCCTGTTCATCAGTGCTTGTGCCAGTGAGATACAGCTCCTTTTTAAGGATGGCCTGCTCGCCCAGATTCGCGAACACCGGATAGTAAAAGTCCAGATTAGTTTTACGACTCCACATGCGCTCCAAGCCCTGCTGGTAGGTATGGTCGTGTCGGATGCAGCATACACCGATAACATAGCCGTGCTCTTCAAAGCTCTTCGTGAACATACTGCCGTTGTACGGTGTAACACTGATTGCTGCCGCGTTGCCCTGAGGACTTTCTTGCGTCGTTCCGCTGGTTTGGATGACTTGACTCATGTTGATAGTGATGCGCGTGCCACCCAGATACTCAGGAATTTGTACCGTCTTATCGCTGATTTTCGTATGGAACAGCGAGTAAACCATCTCGCGGTAACGACTGCCGCCTCGTGCCAGCTGTTCGTAATATTTTTGCACCTGAAATGCCTGTCGCAGCTGATTGATGGTTGCGGCTGTTACATTTGATAAGTCAGCTCCCAAGGTTACGCCTGTATACGTTTGGCTTGTTTCGATTCCGATCGCAAGGCCTTTGTCTCTTACAGGGCCCGAGCCTATGTCCCATGTGTTTGCGTTGAATGTGCTTCCATTTGTTGTTATTCCTGCCTCTGCCAGAATTTCTTTCATTTTTTGGCTGTTAATGGTTACGTTTCCGCTACTGGTGTTGTACATTCCTAGAGGTGCGCTTCCAGTTATTGGCAATTTGACCGCTGGTCCCTTCTGCGGACTCGGCAATGCGCTGGTAAAGTAGTCGTGGTATTTGTTTACAGGTAGAGGTCTGCCGCCGGTGTGTGCTTGGTTGAGAATGTATTGGAGGTCGGGCGTTTTTCCGTCCATTCCTTTTTCTTCATTGTCTGTGTAGTTTATTAATCCGTCTCCTTTGTAGTTGATAGCCGGATTGTCTATGTTTTGATCTCGGAACCACTCCTGCCAAATCATGGCGTATGCCCGGAACGGCAGTGCGTTAATGCTGAATTCCGTATCTGGTCCCTTGCTCACCTTGGTAGGAATGCCCATGTAATCCATGATGCTTCCTTCGTACGGTGCTGGTTTGTCGGCTGTGCCGGTGATTTTGATTTGCGGAATGGTGTATTCTTGAGTCTGTACCCATGGCCCTTTATCGTTTTCGCCCATGAAGCGTTTGAAGTTGTCCCAGATGATACGATTAGGCGTGTAGAAATAGTAAATATCCATATGACAGTTGTCCATAACCGGGAAGATAGGCGTAGTCATACGGATAATTGCGGCCTGGTCGATGCTGAAGGTATCACCCGGGAGCACTTCGTCCACGTAGAACGGAATGAGCTGGCCTGCGTTCATTGTCAGCTTGACATCTTGCCGCCGTTTGAAGCGACTTCGCGTAATGTCCAGTCGCGGAACTTGGTTAAACCCTGCGTCTTTGTTCCTGTTCATTCAGTGGTTTCCTCCTCTTTAGGCTTTTCAGGCTCTTTCTCCTGATAGATTCCCAGATTTTTTGCCCAGTCAACAGTGCCGAAGCTTGCGACAAACTTGTCAACGTCATTGTCAAACTTGAGCTTGATTTCTTTCGGGATTTCATCCCAGATTTGTTCTGCTCGGAGCATGATGTTCTGAAGCTCCATCAGATTCTCCGGCATCTCGGTTGCGTCCTGAAGCCCACCGCCCATATCCGGCATCAGTCTAGCTGCAAGGTCAGGGTCGATGGATGCTCGGCGGATGATGTTCTCTAATTTGGTTTCTTCTAGATAGCTGTCAATTTCTGCTTGCTGGTCGATGATCTGATCAAGGGTTAGTACCTTTTCGCCCTTCTCGTTGAGCTCCCAGAGGTATGTTCGCCTGATGCTCTCTCCGGCCTCGGTAGGTTTTGCAGTTGCGGTTTCTCTGAAATTACTTACTGAGCGATACGCCATCGAAGATGTTCTCCTTTTCGTTCTCAAACAGGCCCGTTTTTTCGTCAAACTTTGCCAGGCGTACTAACCGATAGTCGCTGGCCGCTTTGCTCATGATGTTGTTTTCGTCGGTGAGCGCGATTTTGAAGTTGCGTTCTGCAACCTTGTCGTCACGCTCGTTGAAGGTCGTAATGTAGCCGTTGACACAGCGGTCATAGATTCCGTATACGTTCATGTTATTCTCCTTACTTGAACCATTCCTTGATGATGTCGATTGTATTAATGACGAGGTAAAAACCCGCTGCGAGAAATGCCATAGTCATGCTTGCGAATACAGCGCTCACAGGCGGATGCCCCCTCTCATCGCTCCGCTTCCCAGGTTGATGGCCTTGGTTTTGCGTGCGGTCTTGTTGTAGATTTTTGCGTCTTTGGATTTGCGGACTTTATTCCTCTTTGCCATGGTTGATTTCCCTTCTGAGGATTTCCACCTCAATGTTACTGGCAGATGCCTTTTTTCTAAACGCAATGTCAATATAATACTTTGCGTCTTCGATGTTTGTTGCCTGTCGTACCATTTTGTACGCGGCGTCTATTGCTTTGTAGGTTTTCGTCAACTCTTTCATAAGGTTCTCGTCGGTCTGGTCTCTTACATTCCATGGTTTGTTTTCCATTTCAAGCCTCCGGTTTGTCCCTTGTTACTGCGTGGTAGATTTTGTCCAGTATGGCAAGGATTTTTTGGATGTTTTCAAACAGCATCTTGATTTCTTGGAGAGTCAGAGTAGTTCACCTCTTTCATAATGTTATTTTGTAAAAATGGAATTTGTTAAATGTACTTCTGTGCTGCTTGACTGCCTTTAGTATATAAAAAAAAAAGAGACTCGTCAAGCCTCTTTTGTGCATTTTTCCCAATCGAATTGTTTTGTATCTCCGTTCTTAAGGTTTGTCCTTTCAAGCTCCGTGTAACATTTTCCTTCTGTGTCGATGTAGTCTTTCAGTTCGTAGTAGTATTTGCCGGATTCTGCGTGTCCGTAAATTTCGAGTTTCCCTATGGTGCTTTTGCTCAATCGTGGCTTTCTCATTTTTGTTACCTGCCTTTCTTTGATTATATTATACCACACTTTTTGTATTTGTCAATAGTTTTTTGCAATTTAATCTAGAATGTCATGCGCTAGGCGCGGTGCGCCGTACGAAGAGCATGACGTGACTTTCCGGCCGGCTGCCGAATTTTCACTCTAATTACATTTTCAACACTTTCAACACTTTCAACAGGTTTTCAACAAAAAGTTGCACAAAAGGATTTGTGCATATTGCTACACTTTCAACATTTCAACAAGTTATCTACAAAAGTATCAACATTAAAATTAGCCAAAAAATATCGTTCCAAGGATAAAAATTCATAGTATTCAACATTTCAACACTCCCTACTACTACGACTACAACAAGTAAATAATAAAATAATAATAATATCATGCGCGTGTGTGCGCGATTACGTGCGCGCGCGTGCATGCTGATAAAACTAAAAAACACTCAGCCAAGTATCTATACTTGATAGTTACTTGGCTGAGTGACACCAGGGCTAAAAAACGCCCTTTGCTTTGGACATCTTCTTCTTCATGATTGCTTCTTTGTCTGCCAGTTGTTCGGCATACTGTTTGTCAGTTTCCATGTTTCTTTCGATTAGGGATGCAATGGCTTTTTCTTGTCGATACTGCTTGATTCTCCACGCCTTTTCAGGATTTTCAGTTTCCAGTTTTCTCCAATAATATTCTGGAATGGCTGCTCTCTTGCCGTTTGTCAGCTGGATGTATCCAAGTTGCCATAGCCTTTCTTGATTCTCTTGAAACCATTTGTCTCCGAGTCCTGGCTTTCGGCTCATCACGCAGAATGGCGGTATGAGTCCCATTTTTTTGTACTTGTTTTTGTCGTTTCCGTACAGCTTCTTGGTCACATACCCAGCTACGTAGTTGTACGTTTCCGGCGTTGCTTGAGCTATATCAATTGTGCCTTGTCCCCAGATTTTGACTAGTTTGTCGCTCGTGTAGTGTCCAAATCTTGATAGTCTGTGAATCGGCTTTAAGTCGTCTGGATTCCACCCGTACAGTATCATGTGATAATGTGGTCTCGAGGTGTTGTCTCCATACTCTCCGGCTAGGAAGTACCTGAGAGGCTCTTTGACGGCCTTTCTGAGTCTTTTCATGAATAACTGGATATCTTCCACGTTTAAGGTTTGCACCGTTCTGGGACGCTCTGAGGCGTCTCTCCATACGTTTATGCCCCCTTTGAAGATCTCTCCCGTTTCCGTGTCCTGTGTTGGTACATGGTCGTCATCATAGGTTAATGTGATAAACCAGATGCTTTCTTTGTTGTGGCTGTATGCTTCCAGCTCCATTCGTGTGCTCCAGTCTTTGCGCTTGCGTAGCTTGCATCCTGTGCATTGTCCACACGGTATTATCATCACATCTTTGCGATACATTAGGTCTTCATATCTCATTTCGGTCTTATGAACTTTGTTAAAAGAAGCGAGTGAGTACACTCGCCCACTCGCTTCTCTATCATGAGGTACATAAAACCGGATTAACGGTTTGTTGCATCCCATTTATTTAAGTTTTCCTTTCCAAAATTCGATGTTTTTGCTTCCAATGAAGTCTCTTCCCGGTTTGTATTCGAGCTCATCTTTCTTTGGTTTTCTCCCTGCACCGCCGCCGACGCCACCGTTTAGGTTGCTGAGGTCGTTGAAGACGTCCTTGAATGCGTTAAACGCTTTGTCCGCGCTTGTGTGCGACCAGCTTGTAGCGTCTCCAACTGCTTGTGCTGCGTTGTACCAGTTGCTTTCGCTTTTGCTCCATGTGTTGTTGTGGTTTTGGCTTACTCCAAGAGCGCTTGCGCTTGCTGCACTGCTGCTTGCGAGGCCCATGCTTGCGCCGCTGATGGTGCCCTGTGCACCTCCCGGAGTGCTTGCTCCGCCCTGTTGGTATGCTAAGATAGGGTTGATGCCAGCTTTTCGCATATCTTCCACGGCTCGCTGATAAGCTGTATTGCTCATTTGCTCTTGCCAAGCTCTGTTTTTGGCTGCTTCTGCGCTGTTGTAGGACATCGCTGCGTTGTTGCTTATTTGGTTATATACACCCTGAGTGATTGCCGCCATGGTGTTATAGCCCATTTGCTCAAACATGCTTCGACGGTTGAACTTCTGTTGGCTTTGCATATTACTTTGGATTGCCCCCAGCATACTGCTCCAGTCTTGCAGATTTTGCTCTCGGTTTACGCCGCTGGCGGAGCTGCTGTATCCGCCGCCTTGGCTTGAGCTTTCGTTGTGCTGTGTGCTTCCCCCATTGCTTTCCATTAGGTTTCCGCCTAGGAACTTGTTTATGAGTCCTCCGGCGATTGTTGGGAGTAGTTGTTTGCCGATTCCGAGTAGTGCGCTGCCGATTGCTGCTAACGCCATAATAAAATAGCCCGGGGTTTTGCCCCGGGCTTCCCCCTTTCGTCAGCTGAGGCCTCAGCTGACACTCTCAGCTGAGGATCTTTATTTTTGTCGTTGTTACGTTATATTATTGCTATTCTAGGTTAACAATAACGAAAAACTTTAGTGATGATCTACGAGACCCGGAATGCTGTACATGGGCATAGGTCTCACAGATGTATTGTCTATGACGGTATCCATGATAAACTGCGGCTCGGTTGGCTTCATGCAGTTTGCCGCGAAAC